AAGAAGAAGTGCAAGTGCGCTCTGGAACGTACACCGGAACAATTAAAAGGTCTTCTGTATTCCGAGTATTCGTGCGTAAAGCAGGGCTAGATAAAAACGGGAACCATTTTGTTTTTCGACCTATAGACCATTACTTTGTGGTTACAGGCAGCAAGCCTGTTAATAAATACAATTTTATTCGTTTTATTCATCCCCAAAATTTGCCGCCAACAGAATTAGAATACAAGTTTGTGGGTACTTCTGGGGCTGAGCTAAGAGCTTTTTCAGACGAAAAGCAACTAATTAGACTTTCAGCTTCTAATGATGGCAAAGACAGCAAGTTGCTTGGCTTATCAGACCGAGTAGGCACTCTTGGAACGTTTGGTATTCGAGTTGCTGGTACAAAAGTGACTATGGGGCAAATTAGAGTAAATAAAGAATTTATTCGCGAGCCTCGAACAGAAGAGATTTTAGTCGGCACTAATTTTCCCGAAGAGGTTTTTCGTAACGTTGTGCTGCCTGATACGCGGTCAGGTATAACTATTGCAAAAGCTATCCAACGAGAAGCAAATATAAGTAATAACAGTGGTCATTTAGGCAAAAACGGCGCATTTTTCCATGTAATTTTTGGCAGCTGCGACGATTCACCTTTGCCGGAGGGAGGCATTTTAACTTTGCCCACCCGAGAAACTTTTAGTGCTGACAAATGGATAGTTGTTCAGTGGATAGTGGAAAAAACAAGGCTTCCATCAACTCACTTTGCTCGTGTTAACAATGGTGTTGAATTTACATGGGCTTTTAAAGAATGCCATGTAATAGGAAGCTCTAGTGGTTACAGGGTTGGAGATACGCTCGAATTTAAACGCGGTTTAGGTGCAACATCAGGAGCATCCGGTGCTTACCCCACTGATGGCTCCAACCCGTTTGTGGTTAACAATCCTGGCGGCACTATGACTTTTTCTGGCCAAAGACACAGGGTGACAGATATTGACGAATTAGGGGCTCCTATTGGCAGAACGCAAAGCTATTACTACGAAATTTTTGGTAATGCCAGCAACAAACAAGTAGGGGAGTCAAAAACAATTACTCGCAACTACTCAAAAGGCAGCAAACGTTTAAAAGTAAAAATAACTGCAACAGTTAAACAGCAAACAAATCATTTTAGTGGCGAGTCTAAGGGATGGAATCATCCCGAAGAAATAAAAGTTGTCAAAGACTCGGGCACTACAGATGACTGGGACGAAGGCGAAACGTTTGATGATTCTGTGTCAATTACATCTAACAATCCTTACAGAACTTTTTTCTCAGAGGCTGGTTTTAGATATGTCATTGCAAACGTTGAACCAAGAACAGAAAAAATCCCTACAGGTGAAACAAAATTTGAAAGTCAAAGTCAGTATGCAGACCTTAGTTTTTACAGGGGATTGGTGCAAAAATCAAACGAATCCGAACCAGAGCACAGCATTGTTTATGTCAATGAAATTGTACCTAATGCAGAAATACCAAAATATAATAATTTAACGCTTGCTGGTTTGTCGTTAAAGGCAAGTCGTAATTTTACGAGCCTAGATCAAATGCGTTGTTGGCTTAATAGTGGGCTGCACGTCAAAAGGCTGCATCCTGATAAATCCGTTTACAATTTAGATAACCTTGCGGCTAATGGCAAAGAAACCGGCCCTAGCAACTTGTTCACTGATTTAGTATTTTACCTACTAACCAACCAAACAGGTGGAGCGGGTGCTTTGTTAAAAATGAACGAAAACGATGAAAAACCCGCATTGCTAAATAAACAAGACTTTGAAGATACTTCACTTTTCCTGCACGCTCAAAAATTATTTTTTAATGGAGTAGTAGGAAATAGAACAAATCTTCGTCAGTACATTACGGACACAGCGCCTTTTTTCCTGTGCAATTTTGTAATTATGGATGGCAAGTTTTCACTTAAACCTGCGATACCTGTTATGGAGAAAAGCGGTCAAATTAACGTTGGAGCGGTAAAAATAGATCAACTTTTCACTGCTGGCAACATCTTAGAAGGCAGTTACAAGGTAGAGTATTTAAGAAGCGAAGAACGCAGGCCGTTTAAGGCAGTGATGCGCTACAGGCAAGAGACTAAAAATAAACTGCCTGAAGAAAAAGTTATACAAGTCAAGTTGCCAGGACAGTTTCAAAAACACGATATAGATTTATTACCTCAAGAGCAATTTGACCTAACACAGTTTTGCACTTCAGAGAGCCATGCAATTCAAGTTGCAAAATACTTTTTAGGGATTCGCGATTTAGTAACCCATACAATTAGTTTTTCAACAACCGTGCATGGTTTAAATTTGCAGGCTGGATCTTATATAAAAGTAATTACAAGCTCTAGCCCCTACCTCAGCGCAAACAACGGAACAGTTAGCTCTACTGGAGTGGTAGAAAGCTTGCAAGACATGCCTGATGGTCAGTATGAAGTATTCTTCTTTAAAACAGACTCGCAAGACGTTGAAGAAGCGATAATGCAAGTTAATAACGGCATTGTTTCTGACGCGACTTTTTACAACACCGTTTTTAGTGTCAAAAATGAAACTGTCTCGCAAAACGTGTATGTTGTAGAACAGTTGACTTTTTCGCAAGAAGGAACAGTAGACATTGTTGCCTCAGAGCACCCTTGCGATGATGATGGGTCGAGCAAGCTTGCGAAACTAATCGCAAGTGAGAACTCTGTTATTACTGATCAAAGCTGATGGCCTTTCCAAACTTAAAGCCCTCTGGCCGCACCTACGAGCCCGGAAGCTATCCGGTCAAAACGTTCAAGTCGCAAAGCGGGTCTGAAACTCGGATTTTGTACGGCAGTGAGCGGAGTGAGATGAAGCTCAGTTTGTCTTACGCCAACATTGGCGATGCAAACGCTGAGTTGTTTCTTGATCACTATGACGAAGTTCAGGGTACGTTCCAGACTTTTAACTTGACTGGGCAAGCCTTAAGCGGCTGGGAGGGAAACCGAGACGCCCTTAAGCCAGCCGAAATTGAGATTCCGACTGTGACCTACTTGGTCACTGTGGTCAGCAGCGGTGGAGCCAATAAATACCGTTTTAACGGAGGGACTTCTGATGCAGAGACCTTGCAGCTAACTGAAGGCACCGTTCATCTGTTCAACCAGCAGAACGCTTCCAACGCAGGCCATCCACTGCGGTTTTCTGAAACCAGTAACGGAACACATGGCGGTGGAACGGAATACACCACGGGGGTGACGACATTTGGCACGCCTGGCCAAGCAGGTTCCTACACCAGAATTCTGGTAGCAAAAGACGCTCCACCGTTGTACTACTACTGCAGTGTTCACTCTGGAATGGGGGGTGCAGCCAATACGCCTGCTGCAACAACAACCGCTGTTAACTCTGGCAACACGGCTGAATACAGATATGAGGGGCCGCCACAGGTTGTTCAGGTGCGACCTGGGGTGAGCACTGTTACAGTGAATCTGATTGGCGTGATCTGATGGCAAAGGTCTACTCCGGCAGAGATGGGGTATTGCAAGTCGGTGGAACGACCCTTGCCAAGGTCGTTAATTTTCAGCTGTCTGCAAATTTAGAAACACTTGAGACAACAACGTTAAACGAGCATATTCGTGTTTATTCTCCCGGAGTGGTGGGCTATAGCGGCAGTGCAACGTTGCTGTATTACAAAGAAGATGACGGCAGCCGCAATACTACAAGCATCCTTAACAAGCTTTACAAAACTGGTCCTGATGGTGTTAGCAGTAGCGATACTGTTGAATTAACTTTTCGTTGGATTGATGGAGAAATTAATAACGATATTCAACTAACGGCGTATATTACCAGTGCTTCGATTGGAGCGTCAACAGGCGACATTGTTCGCGCTGAGATTGCTTTTCAAGCCACGGGCCAACTAGATGTGGTGTCAATTTAATGACTGTTTATCTTGGAACGCACGGTGAAATTGAGCTGAGGCGTGTCTTCAATGGCAGCGAGCTGCAGTCAACAATCGGTGTTGATGACGTTAACGCAACGGAAAAACGATTTAGTTTTAATTTTGAACATGGTCAGTTGTTAACAGGCGATCAAATTGAAATAACAAGCACAGACGGCAGCGGTCTTGATTTTATCAACAGCTACACAAATCCAAGCGTTAAGAAATTTATTTTTGTTGATGAGCTAGACGGCATCAGGCTTTACAACAGTTTTGCCCATGCGGTCAGTGGTGGCAAAGCAAACGCTGTTGCTTTGGCAACGCCTGGCAATGCTATTCCAATCAAAGTAAAAGTTGAAAGTGCTGCGCCTAAATTGTTAGCGCAGGTTAACAGTTTTGAGATCAATACTGAGCGCGAAACAGTTGACACAACGGTGTTGGCTGATGAGTTTCGTTCCAGAGTCAATACGTTAATTTCTGGTTCTGGTCGCATCAGTGCGTTTTGGGAATACACAGGCGATACGGCTAACGAGTTACCAATGTATTTATTTGAGCTAGCGCATCGAACAAAGGTTGGCAGTAATTTTTCAGGCCGATTTTACATTAAGAAATCTGGCTACAATCCAAGCGGCGTTAGCGAACGAAATGACGACGAGATTTGGTGGAACGTCGAAGGTGTAATTACAGCGGCAGCCATACAGTTTTCACCGGATAGCACTGTTCAAATTACAGCTGACTTTGTTACCACTGGCGAAATACAGCTAAGAATGAAGCTAGAGACGCCAGACGCTCTGTTGCAGGAGGACTCTGGTGACATACGCTTGGATCAAGACAGCGGCGCTAAACTGCTGTTACAGCAGGACGTTTAACCCGGAGCTAGCCGCCCATGGCTGATCTAAAAATTAGTGAGCTTAATGCGCTTACTGGCTCGACTCTAGAGGCGGGTGATCTAGTTGCTGTTGTCGATACCGGCGCCAGTGAAACCAAAAAGCTGACTGTTGGTGACTTGATCGCTAATGGCGTCACAGTCATTAGTGATGCAACGATCCCTGGCGCAAAGATTGTATTTGCCGATGGCGACATTGCCGGAGCAAAACTAGCCGATTCAACATCTTCTACTACGGGAGTCACAACAGCAAAAATTGCGGACGACGCGATTACGGCTGCAAAGCTCGGCAATGAATCAACCGTTGATCTAGTTACATCGCTGCCTACCTCTGGTGTTTTTACAGGGCAGCTCGCGGTTGACACCGGAACAAACGAACTATTTTGCTGGAATGGTAGTGCATGGCTAAGCCTTAAATCTCCTGGTTCAATCAACAGCGTTGCCGGTAGCACTGTTGGCGTCATTGACATCACCACTACTACGACAAGCGGTGCAGTCACGATTGCAGCAGTCATTAACAACACGTCTGCAGCAAACCAGTTTCTAGCTGGTCCTACCAGTGCTGGTGGTGCGGTTGAATATCGAGCAATCGACGGCAGCGACATTCCTGTCGCAACTAGCAGCGCCAAAGGCGGTGTGGTTGTCAATGGTGAAGGACTCCGCATGGATTCCAACACTATTGAGGTTGATAACGATGTAACTGCCAGTTCAACGCATCACGTTGTTACCTACAACGCAAAGGGTTTAATTACTGGCGGTCGTGCAATAACTTCTGCCGATCTGCCTGCTGCAACCAGCTCAGCAAAAGGTGCTGTTATTCCTGGTGCGGGACTTTCAGTTGATGGCAGTGGAAACCTAGGTATTACCAATACTGTGACGCCTGGCACCTATACAAAGGTGACCGTTACGGCACAAGGTGTTGTTTCTACTGGAGCAACTTTAGCTGCTTCTGACGTTCCAAATCTTGCAGCATCGCAGATTACAAGTGGAACGCTGCCTGCAGACAGGATTGCGTCAGATGCAATTACAGCAGCCAAATTAGCTGATCAATCAACTGTCAAGTTTGGCGGCGCTGGTGCAACCGATAACATTGTTACCTTCCCTGATGGTGATTTTAAGGGACAGTTCTTTTTCGACGAGTCAACTGACGGCGATCTTTATATTTTTACGGGACAATCTTTCCAGCCAATTACAGTTATTAGCGGCAACCTTGTTAATGCCGGAACGTATAACGCTAATACCAATCAGCTAACTAGCGTCACAACACAAGGCTCTGCAGCTGGGTTTACAGCTGGAGCGGCGCTGCCTGCACCGGCTAGTACCAACCTTAATTTCTACGTTGTTGTCGATACTTCAGGCACAGGTTCAGGCAATGCGCCTGCTGTTGCATTAGCCCCACCTGACATGCTCGTGAGTTTGGGCACAGGGTCAACGTTTTCATTGATTGATGTTTCTAATGCTATCGCTGGACAGACTGCTGCAAACATTTCAGTAGTTCCAGTTGGTGGCATTGCAGCAACCAATGTCCAGGCTGCAATTCAAGAACTAGACACCGAAAAAATTGGTGCTGCTAGCCCCACATTCACTGGAACGGTATTGCTGGGTCAAAACGCTGTATTAGCGTTTGAGGGCTCATCAGATGATGGTAGCGAAACAACAATTACAGTCACTAATCCGACTGCTGATCGCACAATTACGTTCCCTGATGTTACAGGCAACGTCGTAACCACTGGTGATACTGGGACGGTTACTAGCACGATGATTGCGAACGCAACGATTGCGGACGCAGACATCAGTTCAACGGCAGAGATTGCAGTTAGCAAGCTTGCAAACGGCACTGCGCGTCAACTGCTGCAGACTGATTCTGGCGGCAGTGGCGTTGAATTTACCAGCAACGTTGATGTTCCTGGAACGTTAGACGTTACGGGTGTTGCAACGTTTGATAGCACTTCAACGTTTGCAGGTGTTGCGACGTTTAACTC